ATATCTAAGTCTCCTATCTGTGTTGGTTAATGATGAAACCAAAAAAACACACCTTGTTGCTCTTGTCAATATTTGGTCTTTTATGCCACGATTAATAGGGGCAAAAATAGGGGCAAAAATAGGGGCAAAAATAAGGCAAGCTAGGGCAATAAGCCAAGGACTTTTTTAAAAGCCACTTGCCACGATTTTGCCACGATTTATGCCACGATTGAAGCGTGGCAAACCAAAGTCCCAACGATCAAGGCCTTTAGGTGTGTGCCACGATTGCCACGATTTTTGTAGCTTTTCTTTTTTTTTTTCACCAAAGCGAAAGAGCATATGTCTCCGCCCCCATGGCACCCCCCCAATCGTGGCAATCGTGGCAACCCCAGAAACGAAAGTTGTCAATACGAACAACGAAAGGCAAGGGTCGAGCGACGAAGGGTCAGGGAGCGAACAACGAAAGGCAAGGGAATCGTGGCAATCGTGGCAGACCTTCGCATTCCGCTCCATAGAACGGCATCGGCAGACTAAATACCCAGAGGAACGGTGGTCGTCGGCAGAAGAAAAAGGTGTCGTGTTCGTTTTTGGAATATATGTACCCCCAAAGCGAGCGCCTCACTTCAGAAAAAGATGGGACCCAGAGAGCTAGCGTATGCTTTTGGAATAATAATATTGACAATAGCCCCTTGACAAACGGTTTGTTTTTTGGTAAAATTAGTGCATGGCTCTTACTACAGAACGTCAGACATATCTTTTGCGTCTTAGAAGGCGTGGTCATTCTGTTGTTGCCATTTCTGAAATGCTTAGTGTCCCCGTGTCTTCGGTCCAATCTTCTTTATCGGGGGCGTATAAAAAACTAATACAAGAGCATGAGGCAATAGAGGCTAAACAATTGGAATTAGAACGACTTGATGAAGTACAGTCTTCTTTTTATGAAACTGCTATAGAAGGGGACCCTAAAGCTGCTGAAGTTGTGTTTAAGGCCATGGACCGAAGGGCAAAATTATTGGGGCTTGACGCTCCAGAAAAATCCAAAGTGGAAACATCGTTTTCTATTGCTTGGCTAGACGATGACCAACCTGAAATAATTGATGGCACTGTAATAAAGGACCAATTAGATGACGAAAAAATCAATACAAAAAGCTAAATCAAGGGCAAGGACTATTGTAGGGCATTTCAAAGCGGACGACCCCACGACCCCCGAAGTAAATGAAGCCTTTGTTGTGCCTGACCCAATTGTCATTAATGTAGATGACAACAGGATAGCCCAAAGGTCAGTTGGCGGTCGCTATCTTGGTGGCAAACTGGTGGAGTGAGGACAAGAACGCCCTATGTTATTGGCTGCCAAGAGGCGGATGATCTTAGGTCTAAAATTGGTTATCTTTCGTTTGGTGATTCACGCCTTAATAAAATACTTGCTGTGGTGTACAATTCCTGTGATGCGTCTACGGATGACCCTGCTTACGTTCGGGTTGAGTGCAAAAGAGAAGGCCACCCATGGCACACAGATGTTGGAAATACGGGGCATATGTCTTGGTGCAGATATTCCGCTAGGTTACTACTCAGCCCAGAAAAAGATTTTACTGGGGGGGAATTCTACTTTAAGGATGCACCAGACGACCCCATATACGACTACAGGGGGTTATGGTTGTATGACCACATACCAGAAAATACGCATTCTATCACAAGTCACAGGGGACAGCGGAGTGTGCTGCTGATGTTCTTTTCATGAAAACTATAAAAATACCCTATCGACCAAGGCCAATCCAAAAGGATTTACATTCAAACATGGCTAGGTTTTCAGTGGTGGTGTGTCATAGGCGCTTTGGTAAAACGGTAATGGCCGTAAACAAGTTAATTAAGGATTTAGTTTCTGCAAAGCGTAGAGGCCTGCCAAGACCACGTGCTGTGTATGTTGCCCCTTTATATCGGCAAGCAAAACAAATTGCTTGGGATTATGCAAAGTTTTATTGTGAAAGTCTTCCAGACTTTAAGCCCAACGAATCGGAGCTTAGGATTGATTTTTTTGGTGACTGTAGGTTGTTGTTGATTGGCGCAGACAATCCAGATAGTATTAGGGGTATTTATGCTGATTCAGTTGTACTGGACGAGTATGCGCAAATGAATCCTAAGATGTGGTCAGAAGTGTTACGTCCGGCTCTTACGGACCGTAAGGGGTCTGCTATGTTTATAGGAACTCCTAAAGGCAAAAATGTGTTTTGGGATTTGTACAAGTCCGCACAGAACAAGTCGAATTTGGATTGGTCCGCCCATCTGTTTAAAGCTAGTAGTACTAATTATGTGGACGAGGGGGAACTCCTTGCTGCTAAAAATGACATGACTGAGGAAGAGTACGCTCAGGAATATGAATGCTCTTGGGAGGCAGCGATTAAAGGTGCATACTATGGTAGGATTATGGAAGATATTACTAATAAACACCATGTACGCTCTGTACCTTGGGAGCCTACCTTGCCTGTTAACACTTCTTGGGACCTAGGAATAGATGATAGTACGGCAATTTGGTTTTATCAACAGTCCGATAGAGAAATTTGGTTGATAGACTATTACGAAAACAGTGGTGCAGGTCTAGATCATTACGTTAAAAAACTAAAAGATCTTAATTATACATATGGTGAGCATTACTTACCCCATGACATACAGGTGCACGAATTATCTACGGGTAGGTCTAGATTGGAAACTCTAAGGGGTTTAGGTATTAATGGTAGAGTAGTTACTAAATGTGCTATAGATGACGGAATAAACGCTGTTAGGGCGATTCTACCTAGGTGTTATTTTGATGAAACAAATTGTCAAAAGGGTATAGAGTCTTTAAGGCAGTATAAAACTGAATTTAATGAAAAAACGCAAACATTTCGGCAAAGGCCACATCATGACTGGACTAGCCACGCAGCTGATGCTTTTAGGTATTTGGCTTTATCTCTGTCTGACTCTAAGAAAGGCCCTAGACAAGAAAGAGCTTTATCTGAATATGATGTAATGGACCCTTATGATAGCTACAGGGGAAGGCAACACGTAGCTGATGGTACGGGGTGGTGGCCTTGGTAATTAAAGAGTTACAGGCGGGGGATGAACTACCTTTAATAAAATTGGGCTTTAGCATGTGGGAAGAGTCTGAACTTTTCAAAAGACACCCGCTGAAAACTAATAAATTAGAACAATTAGCAACTATTATTCATACAAACGATTCCATGGCATGTTATATTGCATACAATAAAGAGGGGTATCATGGGATTTGGATAGGTTCAATTCATTCTTTGTGGTATTCAGACGATTTGGTAGTTTCAGACGTAGTGTTTTATGTAAAAAAAGAATGTCGTGGGTCGTCTGCCGCACTCAAGTTGTTGCGTTCTGCCGAAAAATGGGCAAAAAGTAAGAATGCCTTGATTTTTAATTTGGGCCTAAGTTCGGGCATTGACACGGAAAAAACGGTGTGTTTTTTTGAAAAATTAGGGTATTTTAATCAAGGTACATTAATGAGTAAACGTATTTCTGAAGGATAAAGTGTAATGTGTCTATCTGCTTTTATGCCAAAACCTAAGGCTGCTGCCCCACCGCCGCCACCTCCACCACCTCCACCTCCTCCCACTGTTGATAATTCTGCTGAAGTGGCCTCTGCTAAGAAAAACGAACAAAAACGGAGATTGGCTGCTGCGGGAAGGTCTTCTACTATTTTAACTGGTGGGCAAGGACTAAGCGATGATGCCCCCGTACTTAAAAAAACATTAGGGGGCTAAGTGCTGCTGTCTAATTCTAGGAAGGGGTACTAATTTATGCCAATGGATGCTAAAAACAACATGCGACGGTTGCGGCAGATGCAGGGGGACAGGTCCTCTTGGGATAATCATTGGCAGGAAGTGTCGGAGTTAGTAGTGCCTAGAAGGTCCGATTTTGTGGGTGCGAGGGCTAAAGGTGACAAAAGGGGTTTGAAGGCTGTGGACTCTACTGCGATAGTAGCGAATGAGTTGTTGTCTGCGGGTTTGCATGGTATGCTTACAAACCCAGCTTCTAAATGGTTTACTTTACGTGTTTCAGACCGTGAGCTAATGGAGGACCGAAACGTTAAGGTTTGGTTAGAAAGTGTTGAAAGGTTAATATTTCAAGAATTACATGCCTCCGTTTCGGGTTTTACGTCCCATATGCATGAATTATACTTAGACTTGACAGCTTTTGGTACTTCCGTAATGTTCGTTGGTACGGACGATGTGGGCAAGTTGACTTTTTCAACTAGGCACTTGAAAGAGTGTTATTTATCTGAAAACCCCTATGGTATTGTGGATACTGTGTATCGTAAATTTGAATTCACAGTTCGCCAAATTATGCATAGGTGGCCAGATAGTCATGGTGAGAGGGTCCAAAAGTTGTGGGATGCTAACAAATATGAGGATAAACTAGATATACTTCATGCAGTTTATCCACGTAAAGAACGTGACTCAAATATGAAGACGACTGAAAACTTACCAATTGCTTCAGTGTACATGTTGTGTAAGGATGAATTAGTATTGTCGGAAGGGGGATTTGATGAAATGCCCTATATGACCCCCCGTTGGTCTAAAGTCGCTGGAGAGGTCTATGGGAGAGGCCCAGGAATGAACAGTCTTCCTGATATTAAAATGCTACAGGAAATGGCTAAAACTATTATTAGGTCCGCTCAAAAAATCGTGGACCCCCCGTTGCAGGCTGAAGACGACAGTGTATTAGGACCAGTGCGTACTGTTCCGGGAGGTTTGAATTTTAGAAGGCCTGGAAGTGACTACGTTCGTCCTTTAGAGACTAAAGCTAATATCCCAATTGGTTTAGAAATGATGAAAGATTTACGTGA